ATATCCTCTATAGTTTCAAGAGGTACATAAAGCATGTTGGTAACGTCCACTCCAATAGCTCTTAGGAACTCCTCACTCAAAGCGTTCTCCGTATCAATGTATACAGCTAATCCACCTTTCTTTTGTGTATTAGCAAGTACGTGAGCCATAATCAAACTCTTACCTGATGCTTCCATTCCTTGCAGTTCGACGATACGTCCTACAGGAAAGCCACCATTAGGTCTGTTTGAGATAGCCAGGTCTAACAAAGTGGATCCCGTTGAGACCCACTCTGTCAAATCTGTTGGAGTTTCCTCTTGCCCATTTAAGAAATGGGCTGCTTTGAAGTCCTTAAACTTTTTGTTGAGACTATCCGCAAGCTGTGTAGCTAGCTCGTCCCGTCCAGAGATTTCATCTGGTGTTACTGACTTCTTTGCCATAAGGATTAGGAGTTAAAAAGTTCGTCGAATGCTGAGTTGATGTCTTCTACTTTAGTAGCAGTAGAAGCTGACTTGATTTGTGACTCACCTTTTGGTGTAGGTGCTTCTGCATTGGTGTCAGGGTTCAACCACTTCTCCAATACTGTAGTCATTTCTTCGTAGCTTAACTCGCTATACAGCTCAGTAATGTTTTTCTGTCCATTCACAATTGAACCGGCAATTTCCTTATCGGTTGTAGCTGGTGTTGTGTTTGGTTTCACACGAACTGTGTAGCTTGGAAATGCTCCTTCCTTTTCAGCAGCAATGTGCTCTACAGTCAAGTCACGACCGTTCATAAGATCAGTAATGTCTCCGTAGTCAGGATCAGAAATCACGCTCAACAACTCTTGGTAGATTTGCTTACCAAAGCTCCAAAACTTAACTCCCTTGTCTTCTTCTCCACGCACAATGACTGGAGCAAAGCAACGGAACTTAGGTTCGATCTTCTTACCGAGTTTGAAGTCATCCTTATTACCGGAACGCTTCAACTTCTCAGCAAATTCAACGATAGGATCTGGACGTCCATATGATGTTGGAGAAACGATTGTACGCTTTCCAATCTCATAGTGGAAGTACATTTCAATGAATGGCTACCACCAGAGGCGCTTTTTTGCATTTGCTGCAAACGGCTCTTAATTGCATCAAGATTGATTGCCATTTTTGTAACTATTTATTTGTTAATACTTAACTATACGAAACTATTATCCTTGAGACAACTCTTTTATTGAAATTGTTTTGTACTCATCTCCTTGAGAGAGTAGCATGCAATTCTGATAATCGTACCAGTTGACTCTGTAGCTCTTATCTAATATACCATCATTTAACGAGCGGATCAACGCATTGAGAGCGTTTATGGTATAAAGTGTGTTAGTTTCTTTTTTACGATTGATTGAGATTGTATCTCTCAATCTCCTATCTCCGCTATTTACATTGTAAATACAGATAATGCTACCTTCGCTATGCACATAGGTGTAGCATTTAAGATTAGCAACATCATTACTATAGGTCTTATGAATGTTGCTAATGCAGTATGGTAACTCTTGTAGAGTTGTAAATGTGCACAGTAGTTGCGGTCTCATCTGTTACTTCTTCTCGATTGCGTCTAATTGCTTTTGTAAGCCAGCCTTTTGAAGTTGTAGTTTTGCTATTTGACTATCTAATTTTGCTATCTGCTCTTGGACTTGTGCGGCTTTTGTGTTATCTGCAGCTGATCCAGCGCTCTCCAACTCTTGGAGCATTTTTTTAAAAGATCCGTAGTTTATAGTATAATAGTCAATATCTTTCTTTTTCATAAGGCTAGTCTATATGTCTATAATTATCTCCAGTTTTGATCTTAAAGGGAAATTTACTAGGGATTGTTGCCTGTAATATGCCATAAAGTGCTTGTTCTTTTTCACATGGAACGTCAAACAAGACACTATCGTAAGTGTATAAAATAGGCAGTATATCGGTAGGTAGCTTAGCAAATATTTGTGACAGCAGTTGTACGTTTTGTTCTGTTTCCTGCAGCTGTATAAAGTAGTTTAGTACTTTAGTTGGTGTCGCATCTTCGATACCTGATATCTTGCGTTTAGATATTAAGCTGTTGATGAAGCCTTGTTTTGAATATATTTGCCACAGTGTATCAGTAAGCATCTGTATTCTAGCGAAGTAGTCAATGTGAAGGTACTGTCTATTGATTCCTCCATAAAGCTGTCTAAACGTCATCTCCTTTGATTGCGCCACTTGCTCTTGAGTTGGGTTATCCCCAAAGTACTGCTTCGCTAAGTGTTCGTATATATTTTCTTGATCAGAGATGCTATACTTTGTTAACGATGCTAAGATTCGTGGGTGATAGGATGTAAAGTCTATTTCAATCAACTTTCCATTAGGATAACGTGACATGAAGCATTCTCGAGTACCATCCTCTTTATTTAGGGCTGCATAGTTTACTCCAGCAAACCTATTACTTGGTCTTCCTGTTGAGGTGTAGAGGTTGTACTTTGTATACGCTTTTCCATCTTTAAGATATCCGCTATTTGGAAAAGCATTTCTAAAGAGCTGCTCGTCTACAGCAATACCACTCTTCTCGATGGTATGATACACTTCCTTAACCGTATTGTAGAATGGATTCATTAGTTCTCTATCTATGGGGAGTCTATCAACAATATCACGATAGTATTGTTGTAGTTTGGTTAAGTCTATTAAGAAGTTGGAACAGGCCTGTCCTACTCTCTTTCTATAAAAGTTAAGAAGAGGATTGTATTCTTGCTCTGGAATGGTTCCGTAGCTGAGATAGCTGTTGATCACTCCATCTTCCATGTTTGGGAGTAGCTTGTACCCAGCGTAGGTTAGAATGTCGTAGTCAACTACGTAGCATCTCTCCGCTCTATGAAAGAACTCATAACAATCCACCTTATACACTGCTTCTGGGTGTTCAATGAGAACTGTGAACTCTTCGCCATCCAGGACACGAACATACCAACCTATAATTGTATTGTCTACTAGGTGCTTTTGCGGATATAGAACAATGGCATGGCATATGATATGCCTACCTTCTATGTCTTTAATAAAGCTTTGGTATTGTTGGAATGAGTCTACTATCACATAGACAATATACTAACTAAATCCGAATTGAGCAAATTCTGTATAGTTTCTAAAGGCATATACGATTGCAGGGAACTTCTTAGCTATTGCTTCGATGGTTTGTCGATTCTGATTTTCTATGCTAGGGATTATTCCACCCTTTGTCGTAAAATCAGCTGCTTCACCGCTAATTACCCACTTTATCTTGTGCATTGTATATAGGTTAGGATCTATACCACCTGCACCTCCAAACTTTGTACCGGCTATAGGACTAACCTCAGTTGGTGTTTTATTTGCGTTTATGTTGTGGGTTACAACAAATCTAAAAATAAATCCAGTTCTATAGTCTGAGTCGGAGGGCTCTGGTCGGTAGAAGATTGGCTTTCTGTAAGTGCGAATGGGTTGTTGGAAGTCGAGGACTCTATCGTATGCATAGGTACTAAACTGGTCGTATAAAAAAGGTAATAGTTCTATAGCTTGTTGGTTTCTAGGTTTACCTGTAAAGAATCTTTTACCAACTTGGTGATAAACTCCTTTATAATTTTCACCAGTATTTTTCACAGTGAACTCATTCCCTTTTGTGTACAGGGACTGACCTTCAAAGTTCACATTATATACGTCAGTTATAGATGCCATGCTTATCCTATTACTCTTCCTACAGTTTTTATAGTTGTAGTCCAGTCATCTGGTGTTACATTGTGCTCTACAGCAGTTACTTGCCACTTTAATCTACTAGCTATATCAGGTGGAAGTCTATCACAAGTAACTCCTTGACCCCATCTAAAACCACCTACACCACTTACAGTCACACCTAATCCAATTGGTAATATTGGTGAATTGCAGTAACTACCTCCCTTCTCAGTTATTCTTTTTATATCGCCTAATCTCTTTTGCTCTCTTAAATAGTTAAGAGCTCCATTAACTGTAGTTTGCACTACTTTTTCACTTAACGCTTCTACCGGGGGCTTGTCAGCGTTTTTATCGTTGCAAGTTTCCGTGTCGCAGTTTTTTGGATGTGTTTCATCAGTATTCTGCTTTTTTCCTAAATTTATTGGACCGTCTTTTGAATACACCATAAATCTTGAAGAGCAAGGACCTCCAGTGCCTGATGAGGTTGTGTTTTTTTGATTGCCGTACAACGCTTGGTTTTTCATTCCGTCTGAAGGTTTGTAGTCAATCTGCACATCACGACAAAATCCACTACCGGCTTGAGTTACAAATGTAAATGATGGACTTCCGTCAGAATCGTTAGCATCTACAACCGCAAGATTTACTACGCCAGCAGTTCCTCCATCTAACGACACATCAATAGCTTCTAACTCCCATACACCACCACAAGCAACATTTATATCTTTGAGGAGTGTATTTAGTGCTTGCATCATCTTCACTTCCCCATTTAAAAACTCCTTTATGCGTTTGTTAAGGTGAACAGTGCTAACCATAATATCCACTAGCTTAACGCTGTTAGGGGACGTAAAGCAATTTCCAGATGGTTGAGGAAAACCGAAGTCGCCTTGTAAAATATCAAAAAAAGCACCAATCAAAGATACTCCTTCATTTTTAACTGGATTTTTAAAAGTGAGGCCTCCTCCAGGAAGAATACACACTCTCGGATCACCACTAAACCAGTTACCTTCGTCTTGTGTTGGCACCTTTATTTCTACACCACTAGAATCTATAACATACGAACATGGTCCACCTTCACAAAATACCTGACCACTACATCTTGTAAACATAGCCTCCACTGTTCCCCATGATACAAAAGTTTCTCGTGCATCTAAATCTGCAGCAATTGTAAACCATGAATCTGAATCTTCGGTACCATCTCTGTCTCGGCTAAAGCCAGGATACGCTATCTCTTCTGCTTTTAAGTTTGGTGCTCCTTTTAGTGATTCTATGCTTCCCAAACTTGCTGGGTCTTCGAATAGTTGTATTGCAACTGCTTCAAAGTCAGCTGCTTGTTCTACTATTTCTGCAGCTCCGAATGCATTGGTATCTTCACCAGCCTGTTCTGCAGCTTCTCCGGTTATTTCTTTTTTACATTGACAGTCCTTAGAGGAGTAATCCATTCCAGTTTCACTTATGGAGTCTGCTGCGCCTATTAAGTCGAGAGTTAAATCCCATGCGCTGACCTCAGCTTTGTATTTTACATCCCACCCTACAACTCTACCTTGGTAACCTTCATATACTGCAGATGTTGATGCTAGTTCATGCATGTTTTTTATTGCTACAGAATCGAGTCCCCCACCGTTTTTTTCAGTACTTGTGTATGGTGCTGGAGCAGCTCCCCCTCCGGAATCCACACTCCAACCAAACTGAACTCTTACTGACATTTCAGGTATACAATACGCATCTGCTATGTTGTTGAACGAGTCGTCATCAAAAATTGTCATCGATAATGATCCCTGTCTTGTTGTACCAAACTCCCCTTTTGCGCTTATTTTAAAACTGTTAACTACGTACTTTGGTCTATTGTTTGCGTATGCACCTGCAAAGGTATCAAAGGTTGTAATAGGAAAAGTCTTTCCATCTGCTAGTGACATTATGTGGATCCATGTTTTAGCTTGACCTAAGCTAGGGTCCCACTGACTATCACCACGTGCTTTAAGTTCGTTTTGTGTAGTAGAAGGTACACTCTTTAGTGAAAAAAATCCCATAACTTATATTTATCTTTTATTCAACTGATTAAAATGCTGCTGGATGTTTATAGGGTTGGCAGGAATGCGCACTCGTGTACCCTCAGGTATAGCTAGCGTACCCTTTCCTAATGCATTAGCATGAGCAATGATCCACCAATAGTTTACATTGCTGTAGAATTGAGCTGCCAGCAAGTCGAGCCTATCTCCAGCAACCGTTCTAACATATATGTCTTGTGGACTAAACGGCATGTTTGGATAAAGGATTGTTGGTGTCCTTCTGCGACCATCTTCTGGGTCTCGTTCTGGTTGTATGTTGTCGTATCGTCCTGCCATTTTTAACCTCCGTAAAATCTACCACCTTGACTCAGTAAGCCACCACCAACCATTGCTAATGGTGTTAAGTCTAAGCTAACATTAAATAGGTGTGGGATACCGGAATCTACATCCCATGGCGTATCAGCAGATTCAATATCCACCTTCACACTACCACATGCACATATTAAATCAGTAAACAAACCAGCTACCGATACTTCAACTATAGGCCCCTTAGTATAATTACCAGAAGGCTCACCTACGGTGCATGTTCGCATTAACTTATCTACTGCTTCTAATGTCTGTTTAGCATTCTTATCACTGTTAGTATATTTTGTTGTTCCTTTCATAGCAACAACTGCAAATCCTAAACCTATCTGCCTTGTTGCTCCAACAAACACTTTAAACACGTCTTGCTGGCCAATGTGTTTGAAGTCTTGGTAGTTTGCATTGACACTATCTGAGTAATTCCTAATAAATGCATCAAAGGTCAGTGTCTTATCAGGATCATCCACTCCTCGTGGTTTAATCTTTATTGTTTTAAGACTAAACTCCTCTTGTGTTGGTGCAGCATCAGCAAGTTGCTTTAGCTGATCATAGCTTTGTATGTCAGTGTATTTTCTAGCACTTGGACCGGCTAGGTAGTTAATTTGCGGCTGTACTGTGTATCCTTTTTTATAATCTTGTATCTTGCTTGTTGATATCTTCTTGTTAAGAATGTCCAATATCTTAACTTCTTCCGTACTGCCTAAGGCATCTGCAATTTCTATATTCTTATTTAACTGACCATCTGAATCTATTAAATTTTTTACCGAACTGTTTTTTGATAAGTTATCTTGCTTTGTTAGTTCTGCTAAGGTTGGGTCAATGCCTGTTTGTGCAAGTTGGTCATAGGAATCTACACCACCTTCATCATTTAACAGATCAATTGCTTTTTGTCTTACTTGCTGATCTCCGTATGGTAGTGTATTGACGTATTGTATAGTAGAACTAGCATCTCCTGCATTGTCATACTTTTCAAGCGAACCTCCACCAACGGTAAAAGGTATTCCTGTTGTTAGGTCAGCTTTAGTATAAACTAAAGTACCTCCAGCTGGGTTGAGAAGTGTTGATATAACCGAAGAACGTCCATCTACAATCTGATGGCCACCTTCTCCTGGTAAGTCGTTTTGAGGAGGCTCTCCTCCTTGGTAAATTTCTGGTACTGTTTGAAGGATTAAGGATCCTGCTAAATATCTTAGTGTGTTAAGCTCTATAGTTCCCTGCCTCGTAACAACGTCATCTTCATCCTGTATGAGTGGGGTTGGTGATGGAGGCAAAGACCCATCTCCTTGTACTACTTGGTCAGGAGGTAGAGTAATCTCAATGAAACTAGTTGTTCCGGTTGGATCTACTCCCTGTTCGGGACCGCCACCACCGCTTTTTAACTCACTAACAACTGTGTTACTAAACTCTCTTGTACCTATAAAGTAGGTGCCTTGGTTTACTCTTTCTGTAGGAGTTGTTGGTATAATGAAGCTAGCTAATTCAAGGCTCGTTGGATCTAATCCTTGCAATCCTTGTACTTGTTCTACTGATCTTGCTTGTGTTGGATCTTGTCCACCTTGTGCTGGTGCGGTGGGTGTGTAACCTGCCAGATCCGTGCCTCCTTGAGAGACCTCTTCGATAGGATCGTTTACTTGTACGGTGCTAAATAGCTGATTATTGTTTTCAAATACTCCATTTTCGGAAAGCTTTGCTTCCGGTGATGTTGGTTCATCTAAAGTGATATTGGAGAATAAACCAACCTCTCCACCAGCTGACCCAAGAAGAACTGTGACACCTTTTTCTCGTAATTTTTGGACTATTGATGATGGTTGTTGCAGTACAATACTAGTAGACAGAACTCCTCTATCATCTTCAATACCTTGAAGAGTTTGCACAAACCTAACTGTCTTGACTGGTGTTGGCAATGTACCACCTCGTATAACCATCCCTGCAATCACTCGTGGCTCCTCGCTTCCTTGCTCCTTTGTTGTCTTTTCTGCAGAGGGATTAGTTAGTGTTATTGTTGTTGGAATACTGCTAGGTCTCTCTCCTATTGTGGGTGTAATTCTTATTACACCAGTAAAACTATCACTTAGAAAAAACTGGGCTAGGTGGTTTGTTGAACCTATATCAGGTTGATCTAACCTATCTCCTAAACTTATAGTTCTTCTAAAATTTGTGTATGCTGAGTTGTAGGTTGCAATATCGCTTAATTGGAACTGCGCTAAGTGGTTAGTTGTTCCGTACTGCGGTTGCTTGTATCTATCAGCTAGATTTAGTTTGTCTTCGTATGGTGTATATACTGGATTGCTTGGTTTCCCTTGGTTTATGTTTGTGTTAATGGGGGTTGGCTTTGATCCACCTCCCTGTTGTATATCAGGAGTGAACGGAATAATATCCGGTCTAGCTAGTTGTGCTAGTCTATCTAAATTTGCAAATGGTTTATTTCCTGCCATTATCTAACACCACTAGTATTCATTGCTAATCTAACCACATCACCAACCTTCTTACCGTCCATGTTTATTACACCACCTTTAGACATGATCTCTTTTAGAGACCTAATTTCACTTATAAGTATGTCCATCTTACCATCTTCTGCAGGTGCTGCTGTTGTCTTAGTTTGAGCAGCCGGTTGCTGTTCTCCACCTCCACCTCCTCCAAATAAGCTTCCTAATCCAGCTAACATTGGCGCTACTGTTGCTAAGCCTGCCAAAGCCCCTATAATAGGCATTGCTGCAAAACCTGCAAGAGCTATTGCACCCAACCCTCCTGCTATGCCAAACAATGAGGCACTTACAAGCGCTAATCCACCTGCTGCTGATCCTAATCCCAGAAGAGACTGTGATAATGCTGTGATTGATCCTGTTTGTGCAATTGCACCTACTGCCATTAAGCCAGGTACCATAGTTAATAATCCTGCACCTGCCAATATCAATCCTGGGAATGCAAGTAGACCTGCTGCTCCTAGTGCACCTAAGCTTATACTAAATACCAGTAATCCAGGTCCAAGTGCTGCTAGCATTGCAAACGACTGTGCTAATTTAGGCAATGCGTCTGTTTGTGCAATTGCATTTAGAGCAATTAATCCGGGCATCATCGCCATTAAGCCAATGCTTGCTAGTATTAGTCCAGGAAAAGCAAACAAAGCTGCTCCTCCTAATGCACCAAGTCCAATTGCTACGGCTCCTAAACCAATTCCTACTGGAATTAGTATTTGCCAATTAGCTGCTAGTGCACTAAATATGGTTACGAATCCTGCAGCAACTGCTGCTATGATTGGAGGTATTTGTTGAAAAACTCCTATAATAATATCACCAAATGCCTTAATTGCTGGCGTAGCTATAGCTAATGCTGCTGCAAATGGTATCATAGCTACTCCTAATGCTGCTAGCAATCCTATACCAATCAAAACAAATAAGGCTGTTGCTGGATTACCAAAGGCTGCTAATCCCATACCTAAGGCTTTTAGTCCAATTTCTGCGGGCTTACCTAACAAAGATATTCCAAGCAAAAACGGTAAGGTTGCGACTGCTGCTGCTCCTGCTATAGCAAACAAACCTAATGCAAGTGAACCTATAAAGCTTTTACTCATTGATTGAAGTCCTTTTCCTAGACCTTCAAAATTAGCTTGTAGCTGTTTCAATGGAACTAATCCCATAAATAATAGGAATGGAATTGAAGCTACAGATGGTATTGCAGCTACAGCAAACACCCCAAGTGCAAGAGACCCTGTGAAGGTTTTGCTCATTTTTTCAAGCCCTTCTCCTAAATTTTTAAAGTTTGGTTCAAGTTGTTTAAGGCTTACCTTACCCATAAACAATAGGAATGGTATTGCTGGTAGCGCAATGACTAAGGCCGGTCCTGCAAGCATTGTATTGAATATGCCTTTAAGTACACCACCTTGTCCCATTTCTTTAAATCCTTCAGCAATGCTTTTCATGTTATCTTTGAAGCTTGCTGCCATTCCCTTCTTTCCTACCTTATCTCCGCTTTCACCAAGTTTATCTGCACCTTCCGTTGCTTTGCCTGCTAAGTCTTTTGTTTTATCGCCTGCGAGATCCTTTACTTTACCTGTGGCCATGTCCTTAGCTTTATCTGTTACTCCACCAGCAAGCTTATCCTTAGCCATATTAGCTAACTTCTCTTTAGCTTTTTTTGAACCAAAAAAAGCGTTAAGTTTTAACCAGCCAATATGAGCCTTTTGCGCAGCCCATTGAGCTTTTTCTTTTGTCCATAGAATAACCTTTTCTCTGGCCTCAGAATCAAATATTGCCTTACCTGCCAGCAAAATACCATTACCTATACCCTTTAGTATGTTATATCCCTTCTGCAGTCCGTTTATTATGAACTGTCGTGTTTCTTGTTGTGCTAGTGTGTTTAATCCAGACAGCAGCAACACTCCATGCTCTTTTAAGAATCCACCTAACTTTGTACCATACTCTGTTACATAGCCAATTGTATTCATCCAGAACCCAGCTTCCTCTCCATGATATTTCTGCTGCTCTTCTTCAGCGTCAAGAGCTTTTTGCAATTCTTCAACTGTCATTCCAGCTGCCTCAGCTAAAGCTCTTTTTTGAACGACATTCATTTTTGTAAACTCAGCTGCACCACCTATATTGGCTAAGGTTTCTTTGGCTGCTCCAGCTAAGTCACCGTTGAGAGCCATCTCCCTTGCTTTGTCCAAATTTATCTCTCTACCCAACAGAACCGAAGCTTCCATTTGCTTATTGATGCTGTTTTCAAAATCAAGTAAGCCATCAGCCATCTTAGCTGCTGTACCAATTTCCACTCCCATTTTATGGAGTTCAATTGCTGCTTTACCAAAGCCTTTTGCACCATCCTTACTATATAAGGCAACAGCTGCTGAGTTTTTGGCTATGTCTTTCATAACTTTGCCTGGAGCAACTCCATTTGCTTTTGCAAGGTTTTCTGTAAAGTGCATAGCTTCTATGGCACTCTCAGTAGTTTCACCAGTCATTTGAGACAATGTTGCGTTTACTTGCATTGCCTCTTGACCGGTTATACCCATATGATGGGCCATCTGACCTATATTATCTACTTGAGTTCTGCTGAGAGCGTTTACATTACCGTAAGATTCTATAACTTGCTCCATCACTCCTTGGGTATCTGATAGCCCAAGAACAGACATAGTGCTAATTGTTTTCATCTGAGCTGTTGCAGCTTGACCTGCTGACAACCCTTTTTCTTTCATCTTTTCAAATCCTTCACCAAACTTTTTAACACTTTCAATTGCGGTTTTAATTCCTTCCGCTGCAAATACTGTTTTTGCAAGTTTTGGATCTGTTATTATGGCCTTTATTTTGCTCTTTATCTTCTCCCAACCCATCTCATACTCTTCAAGCTCTCCATTCATCTGGAGTTGCCAATTAGCTAAGCTTTCTGTTAGCTCTAACTGTTTAGCTTTTTCTTCATATATGTGATGCTCTGCTTTTAATCTCTCTAAAGCTTTAATGTAATCTTGATTGCTTAAAACTCCTTGCTCTTTTTGCAATTCTAAAAGTCGAGCTGTCTCTGCATACTGACCAGTTAGACCGGTTTGCATTATAACATTCTTAAGCTTAATGTCAGCAAGGACTTGCTTCATAGCTTTGTCCTGATCGTTGATTGAGCTAACAATGTTATCAGCAATTTTACTCTGCTCAGCTAATTTTATAGTTGCATCACTAACCAAACCCACTAACTCTTGCTTACTCAACTTTTCAGCATCTGCTATTTTTAATTTTTGCGCTGCAATAACTAGTTCCTGCTTTGTTGCTTTTGTTAAATCACCGTACAGCTGTGCTATTTCAGCTGTTAAGGCTCCGCTCTGTCCCATCCAGTTTGCATACCTATCAGCATCTGCAACAAGCATTTGAGATACTTTTTTGGTATTGGTCTGATTTTGTAGCAATGCGGTTGTATTACGTACAATCTCCCCTACCGTATTTCCTTGGCTTTCGTACGACTCGACTAGTACTCTGTTTATCTCTTTTTGATTATCTAGTTCTATCAGCTGTCGAGATATCGATTCTTTTAATTGTTTGGCGCTAAGTTCCTGGGCTTTCTGTATGCTTAAAGTCTCAGCAAGCTTTATAAGCTCTTCTTTTTTTAATCCAGCTATAGAAGCTTGTATCTTAGCTTGATCTGATCCATACCTTTTAGCAAGAGCAAGCTCACTGTTACCAACTTCAATTGCACTCAAAAGAGATGTTGCGTTTGCTTCAGCCTCATTAAAGTTATCAGATAATGCTGTTGTTTCACGACGCATCCTACTTACACTGACACTAGCTCCATCTATAATTTTACTATCAAAAGCTTTTGTTAATAGGCCTGTAAGCTTTGTAAGCTGCTCTCCTATCTTTTTTAACTCGCTACCAGTTTTATTTGATTTAGTACCAACTTCTCCAACTCCATCAGCCATTTGATCAAATGGGCTGGAACTTATTTCCTTTCTAAGAGTTGCTCCTATTAAACTCAAGGTAGTGTTGAGTCTCATAAAAGACTTTTGTACTACGTCTATTAAGCGATCTGCGTCAAAATCAAGTTTACCAATCTTAGGATTGACTTCGACTGGACCAAACAAATCTTCTTTTGGTTGTTGTACTTCTCCTATAGTTGCTTTTAGCTTAACCGATGGTGTTTTCTCTAGTTGACTCTGTATTTCAGCTGGGTCTATTGCTAGTGTACCTTTAATTTGAGCTTGCGGCAGTGTGTCGATGATTGAAGTATCCATCTCAGTTAGCTTTGCTTGCAGCTTAACTGGGTTAATCTTAGATACTTCTGAGTTGATGGTTTTTGTAATGTTCTTTCCTAACGGACTAAAATCGTAGTTGCTAAGAGTTCGGTTTATTGCCTTACCAATAGCATTGGCTAGGTCTAAACCAACCTCATTACCAGCATTGTTTATTTGCTGCTTATTGGGTTTCTTACCTTCAGGTGTAGCCATTATACGTATTTAGCTCTTTGGGTTGCCAATGCTTTGAGAAAGCGTTTGTCTCTTTGTAAGAGATCGCTTACACGTTGTTCTAGTTCTTTTTGGCTGATCTTTAAGTCCTTAGCTAAACCTCTAATTTTTGGATCTTTAAAGATGTCAGTTTGTCTGATATTTTTATAGTTATTTAAAACACTATAGACAATGTTATCAGCAACTCCTCCAGCCCAAGAAAGCAGTCCTTCTTTAAGCTTTTCCTCCTCTAGAACTTCGTGATAAACTTCTTTTACTAATTTATGAAAATCTTGCTTAGTCATCTCTTAGCTTTCTTATAAATATCTTTTAATGCGAAAAGCCAGCTGTTGCTGGCTTATCTTCTTCCCTTCTTTATAGCTTGTTCTTGCGCTTCATGTTCTTTCTTCAGAGTTTGACTCAACTTATCGTAGTAGTATCTTCTCTGAAACACTGGCATATAATACAGCTCTGTGTATGTAAATCCCATTTTTCCATAATACATCAGATCAAAGATCTGGTCGTAGAGTAGGGGCCGATAATCAGACCCCAGGCCAAAAAAAGCTTACCGTAATGGGCACTGCCATCTTATGGTTAGTATGTCCGCAGTTTTCACACTCATATGAAAATGTAGTGTCAACTTCTGGGGTTATTTTTTTCAAGTACTCTCTAAGAGCTAGACTATCGCGTGAAAGCATATTCTGAGAAAACTTAAAGATCTCGGCTGGGTCTGTGTTTCCATCAATTGCAACAATCATCTGTCTTAGTCTTGTTGTCAATTCAGGATCCACTCCTGTAAGCTTTGACATCTTCTTAGAAGACTTTAAATTTTCATTGATTGTTTTATCATCTCCATGAGTTAAAAACTTCAAAGTCAAAGTCTTTTTTGTCATTGGAAGTGTAAAGTCAAAGGTAGTCTTGCCTTTTGTAAACTGAGCCCAGTCTAGTGTCTTTTCTTCAAAAGAAGAAAGATCAACATAGTCTGTTTGCTTGCTTTCACAGGCTGGGCATGTAATCTCTACTTGGTAAGCATTACCATACGCTAACACGCGAGCTGCAATAAAGATTGCATTCTTATCCATCAGCAACAAATCGTCATACTTAACTTTTGTTACAATAAGAGATTGCAGAAGCTTGTCAATAACAACACCTTGCTTAATTAAAGTAGCTGAGCTGAGAATGTCTTCCTCTTTAGCTGTCATGTACTTGATTTCGATTGTTCCACCTGCTAGTGGATGTCCATCTGGATAGAAGTATCCCTTTGATGGTAGTTCGATTATTTCAGTAGGTCCGTCGTACTTATCAACTTCTATGTTTGTCACATAGTCTTTGGCAAATTGGGACTTCAAATCTTCATCCGACATAACCGGTCTTTCGCCTGCTTTAGGCAGCTTTGTTTCGCTCATAGATAATAACTTTAATAACTTTCATATAAATATACTCCATATAAAAAGTAAAGCCAACATTTCTGCTGGCTTTACAAGTATTATTTTGTGTGTGTGAGTATTAGTACTCCAATACACAATAGTCTAATGCTAAGGTCAATTGGATTTCAACCTGTGTTTCAGTAGCCCAATCTAAGTCGCCAAACTGAGCAGACTTGATATAAGCTCCCTTTACTTTCCAGTTTTCAATCTTATCACCAACAGGACCCAACACAAAGATATCAAAATCTTTTTTGTAGAAGTCTGCGTAGCCATCACGACCAGTTACAGATTCGTGTGCTGTTCTCACCCACTCCATTACAGCTTGGGCACCAGATGGTACAATCGGATCGTACAGTGTCATGGTGATATCACCCCACTTACACTTTCCTTTCAGCTTACGAACCAAGTTGATGTGGTCCAATACAACTTCACCACAGTCAATCTGAGGACGTGATACCTTCTTCATGATGAAGGATGGTACACCATCAAGTTGCATGATGAAACGATTCTGCACCTTCGGTTCGAAGGGCGTGTAGAACATTTTATCGTTTTCTATTAAATTTGCCATTGTGCGTTATTTTATTATAAGTATTACAATTATGCGTTTTCAAACGATGCACCAGTTGGTAAAATGTTGAAATCCAAAATGATGAATTCAGAAGATTTTGCTGGTTGCAAGAAGATCTGACCGTACATTTGGTTTCTATCAATTACATCTGGGGTATTGTTTGTTTCGTCCATTACTACACGGAAGGCGTATAATCCTTGACGTGACTTAACTCTCTCCAAGTAAGGGTTAACAATGTTCAAGAATCTCTGACGAGTTTCTGTAGTATTGTTTTCGAATACCAAGTAGCGAGTAGCACTTGCAATATACTTCTTCAATGCAATCATCAGACGACGTACATTGATTCTGTCAAGAGCGCTTGGCTTAGATTGCAGAGTCTTTTGACCCCATACACATACACCTTGGTTAGGGAATGTTGCAAGTGGGTTGATTCTGTTTTCATACAACAAGTCTCTTTGTGAGAAGGTAAGCTTCAATTCAACGTCAACAGCTTCAGAAATTCCACCTCTGTTAAGACCTGCAGGAGCAAACCACTCAAATGATACGCTATCGTTGTAAGCTAACACACCTGGAAGTACTGCACTTGGTGGTACCCATACCGGTTTGTTACGAGTGATGTCGATGATCTTAACCCAAGGCCAGTATACAGCTGCGTAGTTACTATCCAAGCTTGCATCAGTGATTGCAGCAACTGCATCGCCAATCTGTGAACCTTGCTTAACTGGATCTACAATTACAAATGTATCACCTCTGTCTTCAGCAACTTCAATTGCTTTTTGAATTACAGCTGGGTGTTGTGCAGCATTTGGACCAGGAGTCACAATCAAGTTGATATCAAACTCTTCACCGTTACCAATGATTCCAAGAGCTTTAAAGTAAGCTTGCGATCCGCTAGCAGTTGAAGTGCTACAGTCGAAACCACTTACGTTGGTAGTAGTCATGCTTGAGCCAACTAACTTCTTCTTAGCGATATCCATACCCTCAAATCCACCTTGGAATGGTACGTTGAACTTAGCTACGTTAGAAATATCCACACCTTTCAGAGTAGATCCAGATATAGAAGACCCTGCAGTCATTGTTGATCTGCTGTCTTTTTTAGATGCACTTGGGTGGATGAAGCAGTAGTCAAGGTTAAAGTAAGCGCTTAAGCCTCTTGCGTCTGTTGGAGCTACTGCGAGTGAAGGAACTGGCTTCAGATAGTTTGCATTATCATATGCAGCAAAGTTCCAGCCGTAGTAGGCTTTTGCGTTGTAGAATCCGTTGATTATGGTTTGGGCACTTGAACCTGTAAGTTGGTTGGTGTAAGTTGCATTTTCAATCAGATTATAGAAAGGCATTGAGGCTGATCCACTAACAGTTTGGATGAGTGGCTCAAATCCATATGGTCTGTAGGTTGGCGGAATACCTTTGTTAGCAACGTCGTCAGTTACCTCAACATAAACATACTTACTTCTATTGTCGTAGTTTCCTGCGTAGGTGATAGTGTTATCGGAGTTAATCTGAACATATCGGTCACCAATTTTTCTAGCAATGTAGTTTACTGAATCTGGATCGAGGTTACAACCTACGAAAGTTTCTAATACATTAGGTCTTTGATCAGTGTCGTCGTATGCACGAACTAATACTGTAAAGGTACCGTAGGCACTTGCAGGGTCATCACCAGGCAACAAAGTGTTAATAACACTAATCTTATAGGCAGTATTGGTATCCTGACCTTCACCATTTGCTAAGAAGCGGAAAAGTTTTTGTGGTACTTGACCGTCGAGCTTCTGGGTTGTAATGTAAGGAGTTGCGCCTTTTTGAGCTGCACCGTAAGTTGTGCCTGAGAGGTCTAAGGCAGTGCTTGTGGATACAAAAGATATTGAACCACTCAATCCTGTTACAGTACCCAAAAAGTCCTTATTCCAAGTGTACAAGAAACCAGTCTTATCAGAGTAAACTGTTGTACCAAATACCTTTTCAAAGGAGATTGGTGAACTTGGATTTGCTGATCCGCTAAGTTTTCCTGATCCACCAGTGTCTGCAGAACCACTAAGAACAAAAGCCAAAGAACCGGTTACCGATACTGTTGCTGGCGAAAGTACTGTCTTTGAAAAGTCAGCAGTGTTAGCACCACCACCAGCTAAGGAAGTACTGCTCTTTAAGCTTGGGTGAATTGTACCTACCAATCTAGTCGGGCTGCCAACACTAGACTGACCGGTCCAAATAACGTGGATTGGAGTTGTTGAGTAACCACCCTCTTGTACAACGCGAACAACGATTACGTTGCTAGCATTACGCAAGTAGCTTTTTACTGTGTAAGGAATGTAGGTTGATTCGTTCAGATCACCAAATTTAGCTTTGAAATCTTCAAAGTTGGTAATCACAGTAGGAACGAAAGCAGGTCCTTTTGTGGTTGGACCCATTACCACTGCACCAATAGATGCAATACCAGTCGGTAGGAACGATAGATCTCTTTCGTTCGTAAAGACACCGGGACTAACTATTTTTTCGGCCATTGTGTTGAGAAATTAATTTGTTTTATATAAATAGTATTACGTAACCCGAAACCTTGTATTGGTGACTTAAGCAGTCGGAGTAAATACCCCACTATCTAAATCAATTTCACCTTTACCGTATTTTTGCTCTAGCGCTTTTGCTAGTTGCTTTTCTTGTTTGTTGAGATCTAAGATTCTTTCTGAGAGAACTTTCTCTTCTGTTTCTAGCAACTCTAATTGGTTCTTTGCGTTCAAGATTGCCAATTTAAGTTGTACTAAATTCAATCCTACTGTTTGGTAGTTTGATTGGATTTGCTTGATCTCGTTTAATTCTTCTTGTGTAAACTGTTGTTGTTCCATAGTAACTTTATTTATAAGTAGTTTTTATTTTGTCCAAAAAATGAATTATGCAGGAGGAAAATCTGGTGGTGTAGATAGTGGACGGTAGAATACTCCCTCTGAGGATTCGTACCAATCTCCATAACCTACATTCTCTGTATTTTCTTCCACAAGGGAGTCGTGTTCCCCAGGATATTGCCAAGGTGTTACTCCATCCCATACTACAACATCAATAACATAGTTTGATTTTATTACTGCCCATCTTCCCATAAAAGTATTTTTTAATAGTATTCGAAAATTATTACAAAACCATCTCCGCCTGGTCCACCGGCTCCACTAGATAAACCTACTGCACCATTACAACCTCCACCACCTCCACCACCTGCTGCTCTACTGCCAGAGCCTCCATTCCCTCCAGATGATGCTGGAGAGTGTATTCCTCCCGAACCACCATGTCCTCCGGTACCTATTTGTATTCCTGTATTTAAACTACTTCCGCTAAAAAATAGCAAAGTAGCTATATCAATTACAGGAGCTCCGTTTTGTCCAGGATTTCCACCAGCTCCAGGAGAGCCTGATTGTATTAGGGTATTATAGTTGTATATAGCAGATCCTGAGCCGCCAGGTATTGTGGTGTTGGCAGAGTTGATTGCTCCACCACCACCGCCACCTCCTAACCATCGAGCACCCCCAAAAGCATTACCTTGAGCGGCTCCTGCAGCTCCTGCCCCAGTATTTCCTCCATCTATACCACAAAAGTAAAATGGTGGATATGGATTTGGTACTGTTGCTGTTGTTTGTAGCGTATTAGCTCCTCCTAAAACTCCGTTTGCTGTATTGGTTGCACTTCCTGCACCACCACCAGGACCTCCTACTCCTCGAACTAATACTACTGATCCAGATGCGAATGTGCTATTGGATCCTGCTAGTCCAGCATTTCCATTATTATTTGTACCAGTCTGTCTAGCACCGCCAGCTCCAAATCCTCCTACTGTGACCGTATAGCTTCCTGTTGTTAAAGAAGAAGAGTAGAAAAAGCCTATATTAGCATTACCACCAGCTCCACCACCACCACCATTACGGTTTCCAGCAGCTGCTGAAATAGTACGGCCACTGCCGCCACCTCCACCTCCACCGACACAAACTACTCTTATGTACTGTATGCCTGATCCTGTGTTGTAGGTGTAAGTTCCAGATGTGGTGTATAGTGTGTAGCTAGAAGAACCAATTACCGATAGATTGAAATTTGTACCTGAGCTGTTTTTGAAGAAGAGGCTGCTGCCACTTGCGTACAAAGTACCATACCCACTACTTGGTGTAGGGGGTGCTGATTGTGTGACTAGTGATGCTGTGTTTAGTAACTTTGCCATTCTTTAAATAAGTATTAGTAATACTCAACTACTATACATAGACCAGAGGATCCACTCCCTCCAGGTGAAGTTGGGGATTGACCACTTCCTCTAGCAAATCCACTACCACCACCACCGGCACCATATAAACCTCCATTACCTCCATCAGTAATGACATCTCCTGGTGTTAGGACTCCGTTACCACCACCACCTAAACCAACTAAGGTTGAATAAATACTACTTGTAAAATGTAGTAGTGCGATAGAGGATACTAGATCATTCGATCCTGAGTTTCCACTAACACTGTTGTTGCTGTTGAGAGTGTTCCATTCAAAGCCTCCTGCTCCTAAAGAGCCTGATCCGAAAGTACCATTTAATGCTAGGTTGGGACCCGCTCCTCCTCCTGCTGTTCCTACTGGAGTTAGTGGAGTAGTAGCAAAATTAGCTGCATTTGTTGCATTAGTACCACCTCCTGGAGTATTTGCTCCTGTGCCACCTCTAATTGCAAATCCAGGTCCTGGGAGACAAGCAGTTGATAATCCACCTGCTCCTCCAACTATAGTAAGTCCTGCAAGACCTCCAGCTCCACCTCCACTACCACCACTAGCACTGACCATTGTGCCACCAAAAGTGGTGTAGCCGCCTGCAGATCCTGCAATACCGTTTTGGTTTGCAGCGGTATGTGTTCTAATACCACCTCCTGCTCCTCCTACTCCTACAGATACCGTATAGCTTGGTTGTATTAAACTTTGCCTATCAAAAAATCCCCAAGCAATAGCTCCACCACCTCCACCTGCTCCTCCTGTTGCTCTCGTTCCAGTTCCACTTGTTAAAAAAGCTCCACTACCTCCACCCCCTCCTGCTCCAACACAAATTACTTGAATGTGCTTTATATTAACGGGAGTGTTCCAAGTGTACGTCGAAGTTCCTCCTCCTGGATTAGATCCTGTGTACTCTAGCACTCTAATGTATCCTCTGCTACCTGCTGCTTCTAAGGGAAGCGTAGTACCAGCTGCGTTTTCAAAATATAAGGCACTACCACTAGCAAATAAAACAATAGTGCCTGGGTTAGGAGTTCCTGTGTAGGATTGGGTTGTAAACTGTAAACTTTTTAAAACCTTACTCATGCATTATTGATGTTTAGCTTTACTTGATTCCCATTAGAGGTTTTAGCGTATAGGTTACCATCTGTGTTTACATATAGTGTAACAAATCCTGGATCAGGAGTCTCTATCGAGCCTGTTGCTACTAGTTGTATTTCGGATAAAAACTTAGGCATTATATTGAAATATATACCATGTATTGCTTTGTTGATAGCACTGGGTTAGCAAATGTTATGCTAGCTGTGTCAGGGTGTGGACGTTTAACGTCGGGATACACAGTTTCGTAGTCATCAAAATTTTCATAAACTGTTATGTGAAGGTTTCTGGTATTGAATCCGTGGTTAACATAATATATGTTATTTACATCATCCCCAAGAAGTGATGAGGTTGAGGTATAAGGATATGTTAAAGCATACGATGCTGTTGTTGCAAACGATGCGCTAAGAGCAGAGTTAGTGCCGCTAAAAATAGACCCAGTTACATAGGATGCTGTACCTGAAAATTGACTTATATTTGAACCAGTCCAACTATTGAAGGAAGTAGTTGTAAGAAGGCTTGCTGTCAAACTAGATACACCATCTATGAAATGAGTTGATGCTGTGTCTAGGTTTAGCGTAACAGCTCCCACTGTTCCTCCTCCACTCAAACCATTTCCTGCAGTCACGGCAGTTATGTCACCACCGCCACCTCCTCCACCTGATCCAGTATCTACGGTAATTACAAACTGCGTGCCATCTCCTTTGTAAAAAGTTATATCATTTAAGGATACAGATGCTGTTATTAGAACGTTTACCGCAAATGACGATGTTACAGAGTAGGAGGAGCTTAGTGCATACGAGCTTGACTGAGCATAGCTACTAGATACGCTATAGGATGAGCTTAAAGCGTATGAAGCTGACTCAGCATATGAGCTACTTAGTGCATATGATGCGCACTTAGTGCATATGATGCGCTAAATGCGTAGGAGGATGATACTGCGTAGCTAGAACTTAGAGCGTACGATGAACTCTCGGCATAGCTACTAGTTACGCTATAAGAAGAACTTAGAGCATATGAACTTGATTGTGCGTAAGAGCTTGTTACGCTATAAGAACTTGACAATGCGTAGGATGCACTTTCGGCATAGCTACTGGTTACAGTATAAGAAGAACTTAGAGCATATGATGCACTTAGAGCAACGTTACTTTCACTGAAAATCGAACCAGTCACGTAAGAAGCAGTTCCTGCAAACAAACTTGAGTTTGAGCCTGTCCAACTATTAAAAGAAGTGGTCGTAAGAAGACTTCCTGTTAAACTAGATACACCACCTATAAAGTGAGCCGACCCTGTGTTTAATGCTACAGATGGAGCTGGTCCACTAGGATTGGTAACTGATATTCCTAGTCCCTCGTTAACATCCGTTATATCTCCACTACTAGGACTGCCTCCTGAACCAAAGCCGTAGAAGGCTGCTGATGCAGATATAAATAAAGGATCTATGTATGATGCTGTTGTGGCATAAGAGCTACTAAAGGCATATGATGCACTAAGTGCGTAGGAAGAGGACACTGCGTAACTAGAACTTACGCTATAAGAGCTTGTTACACTATAGGAGGAACTCAGTGCATATGAACTTGATTCTGCGTAACTGCTTGTAACGCTATAAGATGAGCTTAAGGCATAAGAGGCACTTTCTGCATAACTACTTGTTACACTATACGAGGAACTTAGAGCATAGGAAGCTGACTCAGCGTATGAGCTAGTTAGTGCGTATGATGATGATACTGCATATGAGCTTGATAGGGCATAGGATGCGCTCTCTGCATAACTACTTGTTACACTGTAGGATGAACTAAGAGCGTATGATGCCGATAGGGCTGGGTTTGATGAATCAAAGATGGATCCAGTCACATATGATGCTGTTACCGCCCAACTTGATGTTCCATAGAATGAAACACCATTTGCATTTGAACCGGTAAATAGTCCATCAAAAAATCCAGACCCAGTACCTCTAAAGGAACCGGTAGTAGACCCTGTAACAGATCCTATGAATCTGCCGTCAAAGTCTCCTGAACCGGTACCAAGGAATGAACCGGTAGTTGAACCGGTAACAGATCCTGTAAGCTGTCCTATAAACCTTCCATCAAAATTGCCTGACCCTGTGCCGAAGAATGAACCGGTCATTGACCCAGTTACTCTTCCAATAAACTGTCCATCGAAGTCTCCAGAGCCTGTGCCAAAAAATGAACCGGTTAGTGATCCAGTTAAGTTTGCACGATTTGCAACTAACGATCCGGTTATTAGTAGTGAACCGGTCACTATTCCAACTCCTATTAAACTACTGCTGCCTGTTATATTAAACGATCCCGTTGTCTGTCCACTACCTACTAAATTCCAAGACCCAGTTATGTTATTTGAACCGGTTACGTTGCTTACTCCAATTACGTTTAAGCTACTCGATATGGTATAAGAACCGGTAACACGTCCTGATCCAACTAACTCAAAGCTGTTTGAAATTATTAGCGATCCAGTAACTCTTGAAAGTCCAATTACTTCTAAGCTGCTAGATACGGTAGCCGATCCCGATACCTGCATGTATCCGATTCCAGCATTTAGTAAGTCGTGTCTATTTGTATCACTTGCTCCATCGCCGATTGTGAATAGAGCAGTGATGTTGTTGTGTAGGTTGTATTGGCCTATTGTTGTAGCAAAACTTGCTGATGCTATTGTGTGTAGACCTCCTGCATGTGATGCTGTTCCAAAAGCTATGGAACTACTACCTTCTGCATGTGAGTGCGTTCCTGATGATGTTGTGTATGTACCTTCTGCGTGTGATCCATTTCCTAGTGCTGTGGTGTAGGTGCCTTCTGCATGTGAAAGAGAGCCTAAAGCCTTTGTGTTACCTCCTTCAGCGTGTGCTCCGTCAGAAATACCATCATTAGTAATACCTGCCTCTGTTAAGAATCCTTCCGCATGTGAATAATCTGACCGTGCTCTTGTATCGTATCCTTCCGCATGTGAATAATCTCCTAAGGCTTGCGCATTTGTTCCTTCTGCATGCGAGTAATTACCAGCTGCTAAAGATTGTGCCCCTTCGGCATGTGATCCAAACCCACCGGCTTGTGCAAGTTGACCTTCGGCATGTGCATATTCTCCTATAGCTACATTATTAATTCCTTCAGCATGTGAGTATGTTCCTGGTATTGTTTGGTCTCCGTTCCAGTTTAGTATTCCGTACAAAAGATCGCCAACAAGTGCTGTAGAGGTGTTTATTTGGGTGTCGTATAACTCTACTATTGTGTTTGGGGAGTCGAAGTAGGATTGACTAATTTTAAACGTATCTCTTGAATAAAAATTATCATATGGTTGATCATTAAGGTATAAAATACCATCTATTGCAAAAAAGTTAGATGCATCATTATAGGATGCACTCAGAGTGAGTACACCAGCCACTACCGACTCAGCGTACCAAGCTTTAATTGTTCCGGTGTATGTAGTACTACCTTCAACGTGAGAAGCATTTCCGTAAGCTCTTGTCTGTTGTCCTTCAGCGTGTGAATACTGGCCTACAGCTATTGTTGAATATCCTTCGGCATGAGCTGCTATTGCAGATGTTGTAGTACGAGATTCCTCACCCTCTGTATGACTACTAGCTCCCCACGCTTCTGTTGCTGCACCTTCAGCGTGCGAATAGTTACCAATTGAGTAGGCACTTGATCCTTCTGCGTGACTAGATTGGCCAAATGCTGTTGTGTCGTAGCCCTCAGCATGAGAGTGTGGTCCAAATGTTGTAGTAACATATCCTTCAACGTGAGAAGCGTTTCCATAAGCTATTGTCTGTTGTCCTTCTGCATGAGCAGATGTTGGTCCTAAGGGTAGGTTCTCACTGTATGCAATATTTGGAATAGTGCCAGGTAATATGGCTGCTGGTGTGTCACTGCTGTTCCATTCATAAGGTCCAATATCTACGATATAGAGACCTTGACCACCATCTACATCTGTGCCAAATAAATAATCCGGATTATCCACCATAACTAACGTACTACTTCCATTAAAGGAAGTGCTCGTTATAGTAACGCTCGTATCAACTGGTAAATTGTACGCTACAAGTCGATCGTTTTCGTTGTAAGAGCTAGTCGCTATGTAAACTAACAATCGATTGCCACTTGTAAAATAACTAGTAATATCCCCATATCCTGTTTTCATACTACCGGTCCCGCGGGTAGCAGAAACCAGAGGTAATCCAATTCTACCACCAATGGCTGTAGTGTTGCCTTCAGCATGAGAAAAGCTTCCGTATACTGTTGGTGCATATCCTTCAGCATGAGATGCAGCTGCAAAGTCGTATATACTTGCTGACCAACCTTTAGCATTTGAGTATGCACCATACAATACACTACGATAACCAGTTCCAAATGAAAAATGGTTTGATGATGTGACATAGTGGCCCATTGCAATTGCTCCAGTAGTATAGCTCATATTTTGAATCAGGCCTGAGAAACCGGGGGTCGTACGGGAGTTTAAGCCAAATAAAAAAGAAAGAAAGCTGGCGGTTGGTGAGTTTAGCCCTATCTGTAAACTTTGTGATTCGTAATTGTACTTAAAATACTCACTACCTCCAAATGCTCCATTTTCATTATACTGTACATACGAATTAGATGGAGCTGGTGTTCCTCCACCT